GCGCCAGAAATCAGTGGGGCCGTCCGTCTTGGACATTACGACAGTGCCTGCGCTGGTGGCAAATGCCAGTCGGCTTTGGAACTCTCTGATGTCACGGATTGCATACCCAACAAAGCTAGGCGTTGGGTTGCTATCCTCATTGCCAACCTGCCGATGCTCCCAAGTCTGCGGCCCAAATGCAAACGAGCCTGCGCTGTATGTCAGCACATGCGGCATTGTGAGCGGATCAAACGTAACTGGAACAGTCACATCGAAGTATTCCCGCCATGCACCGGGGCTTCCATAGCCCGTGCCAACGTTGCCGGAAGTGTCCGATATGCCATCCACAACAAACCGCATCCAGAAGTCGTCGGCACTATCAGTCGCGCCGTATATCTTCAACAGGTCGCCCTGTGCCGAATACTTGGGCATGTCTGCAAGGGTCTCTGCCTTTGCTATCCCGCCGCGCAGAACCGTTGATCCTTCACCGTCTTTGGTGGTGATGTCGGTCAGGTTGTTCGCAGTGGACTTGATGCGCAGGTGGTTTTCTTTGCGCGTGATCGTAACTGTGGCGATCGAAGCACTTGCAAGTGCAGCATCAAGCGAGGTATTGAGTTGCGTGATAATGTAGTCCGCAGTTGCTTTGTCAGGATCGCCAGCATTCGTGCCGTCAGGCGTGGTGTATGTTCCCGTGACTTGCGTGGATGCAACAGTCAGCTTCACTTCATAGGTCCGGTTATACAGACCGCCGAGCGAATACACAAAGCCCCAATTCTGCGTCACCATGTTGGTGTAGGTCGTGGCATCAGTGTCAACAATGAAATCACGGTTGGTGATATAGACAGTGTTGTCATAGGTGTAGACCGCAGCATTGGTGCTGATGTAGTCGTTGGTTGACGACCCGCTAACTGCGACGGTTGCCCCCGTGTAATCATACACCGAAGGTCGCTTGCCATCTTCAAGCACAACACGATACGGAACATCGTTGATCCGAATTGTGAACGAGCGGCTATCGTCGGGAGTGATGGCACTCAATGCCCCGAGCCGTTCAGTGCCGGGCCGCGTTGTCAGACCACGGTTCACATCAGACAGGAAGTTGACCTGCTCCGTGACTTGGCCCGCACTACGGACTTTGGGTTGCTGCTGGCTCACACCTTGCAGCAAGAAACCGAGGCTTTCGGTTGCCATGTTTCACTCCTATTCGTAACGAGCGTAGATGTTGTTCCACGTTCTCGTGCGCCGCCAAGACGGCTGGATTGGTCGGTGGTTCGCCAAGACTTCTTTCTTGAACTTAATCTCTGCCTCATTTGCAAGCAAACGATACATCGACAGTTTCGGGTCTTGTCCACCCTGATCGACAAAGAACTCCATCACTGCTCTTGCGGCGATAAAGTCTGCAACAGGCATCGGCAATACGTTGAAGTCCAACACTTCGATCATAACGGCCTTGATGTCTCTGGACAAAATGTAAGTCCGATTGTCAAGGTCATACATGAGCGGGCCGCGCATAACAACTGCCTTGTCCGCATCTTCTGTCGTGTTTACATGCACGGCCTTTTGCGGAACATACACCTTGCCTTCCACAGTTGGTTGCAGGGTGATTGCTGACTTGTTAAACCAATACCCTGACGACTGGATCGTTGCGCTGACTTGCAGCAGCTTCGTTCTTGCACGTTTGTAGGATGGGTGTTGGGTTGATGCATCTGCCACAGGAGCCAATCCTGCGGCACTGAGCATACGATTTACAGTGTCCAGTTCAGTGGGCATGATTACTCTCCTTTTCTATTAGACATGCGCCTCACGGGCGCGCGCGTAATAAAAAAGGCCCGCCATTGCACAGAGGCAACAGCGGGCGATTGTCGTTAGGCCGAGCGGACCACGCCCGACACATCGGGACGGCGCGGCGATGCACCGAAAGCCATATAGCTGTCGATGAACCAGTTCAACGAGATGTTGTCGAAGAACACACGCGAGGTCAGCGGGATCGTCTCACCGACCAGCAGCGATTGCGGGTGGGTGATGATCGCCACGGTCTTGGCTTCGGTCGAAGTCCAGTTGTAGTCCGAGCCCAGTTTGTGCGAGGCAATCGCAGCAACCGGGATGCGGGTCGTCATCACAATCGGAACACCCTTGATCGTCTTGACGGTGCCATTGGCGAAGTCGCCATTGTCACGCGAGAAGTCCTTGTCGATCAGCTTGTCGCAGTTCAGCAGCACGTCATACTGCGTGGGGCGAACGAACACAGCCGAACTGTCGGTGTCAACTTCCGCTTCCTGCATTTCGGTGATGATCGTAGCAACCGATGCATACAGCAGATCGGGGTCCAGTTCATCGCCAGCAGTGGCAAGGGTTTCCACCTGACCAGCGCCGATGGCCGAATTGAGGTCGGCGGGTGCGGATTGCGCGGCACCCTTGGCAGCTTGGATCAGCAGTGCTTCATCGAAGAACTTGCCCAGTTCCTTGCCGTGATCCATACCCAGTTCAGCACGGGCATTGAAGTCGGTTTGGAACTCGTTCAGTTGCGAACGAATGTCACGGGCGATGATGGTGGTATCAACCGTCACCGAGACGCGACCGAACTTGGTCTTGGTCGGGGAGGGCGGAACACCATCAACCAGTGCTTGCAGTTGGGTGCGACCAACGCGACGGTTGATCAGCGTGTCGGTGCCGCGAACGGGTTTCACCTGCACGAATTGACGCATGATGGAAGCCTTGGCGAATTGGCCATCGACTTCACCAGCGTAATGCTCGATCATTTCGTCGCGGGCCAGATCACTCAGGTTCGTGCCGTCAGTTTCCGGGTAAGCCATAGTATGTCCTTTTCAGGTTGTGTGCGTTACAGACCGCGCTTGCGGCCTTCTTGACGTGCTTTGAGCAACGCATTACGCATGTTATCGGGAGGGTTGCCGTTGAACTTCACGTTGAGTTCTTTCAGCTTGTTGACATACTGCGGACCGGAAAGCGGTGCAGTGGTCTGGGTCGGTGGATTGTTCCCCGGAAGTTTCTCGTCGTGTTGCAACGACGAGTTGCCATCAGCTTTCTCATACAGCGATTTCAGTTCTTTCGCTGCGAGTTTTGCCTGTCGGCCTCCTGCGTCAATCATTGCGCGGAGTTCATTCAGGTCTGCCTCTGGCACATTCTTGTTGGCCCATTCTGCAACCTTCGTCCAGTTCTCTTTGCCACCAACTTCGGTGTGCATTTCTGATACGATGGCTTGTGCGGCTTCTTGACGGCCTTTGATTTCGTTCTTCACACCCGTCAGGATAATGGTCGCTTTCGCCTTTCCAACCTTGGCTTCGAGTGCGGCCTTGTCGATCTTGGTGACATCGCCAGCAACCATTGCATCGAACAGCAGGGCCTTGGCATCATCAACGGTCACACCAGAGTTTTGCAGCACGGACAGGATGGCGTTGCCATTCTCGGTGCCAGCATCGCCCCATACGGTATGGTCGAGCGGCGCATCTTCATCGGGCTTGTCGGCGGGCTTCTCGTCTGCCTTTTCATCGGGCTTCTGTTCAGCTTCCTGCTTTGCTTCCTCTTTGGGCTTTTCTTCCACAGGTGCCTTGGCTTGCGGCGCAGGCGGTGCGGGGTTGCCAACTGGCGTCGTCTTGCTCAGTGGCGGGTTGGTATCAGCCGAAGGATCAGGCGTCAGGTCGGGTGCTGAGGTATCGGGCATTGGGTATCCTTATTGTTTCGCCGCACCCTGCGCGACTGCCTTCGATACGTCGGCATGCTTCTGCATGTCAACTTGCTGCTGCATTTGCGCTTGTTGTTGCGCTTGCCGCTCTGCGAGTTGGTCTGCACTCAGGGTGAACTGGTTGAATGGGAGGTTGTTGTTCATAAAGATGAACCGAGCAATCGCGGACAGGTCCAACGTGCCCAAAACCTCTGGGGGTGTTCCGTTAAGAATGGAGAGCATCTGGAACGACCTACCGAGATTGTCCAGCGCGCTCTCTTGCGAAAGTGCATCCAATCCGGTGGTGATCAAGACATCAACAAACTTCGGCAGTCCTTGCTCAATCTTTCCGATAGCCCATGTGGCCTCGAACAGTTGCCATACTTTTGACAGCATGGAATACAGTCCGCCATACGCGCTCTCGATTTCCTTGGCATAGAACCGGATTTCTTCTGCGGTCACACGCTCTGCATCACGGACACTGCCGGATGACATTAGGAATGCTGCACTGAGATTACGCTCCCAGTTTGCAATGCTCTCTGCCATCACTCGCATGTCGGCCATCTTCTGCTGGCTAACATTGGGTGATGTCACATCGCCTTCTGCGCCAAGATGGTAGGTGCCTCGCTTTGAGTTGACCAGTTCTTGAATATCAACGACAGACCCCGGATTGACAAAGAACTTGATGTCAGCAGCTATGCCCATCAGGTCCAGCAATGCGGTGGTGGAAACGTCAATAGAACTGAACGCTGCGATGTTGTCCTCGACAAGCCCACGGCCATAGTTCTCGCCTCTTGCAAGTGTCCATGTCAGCGGGATTAGCGGGAAGTCTCGCTCTGCAACCAGTGAGAAAGTGCCAATGTTGACATCATCAACAGCTTGGGTGAACTCCCACTTGCCTGCTCGTGCATCCCAACGCCAACGTGAATACAACGCCACGATGTCATACGGCTGCACACCAACTCGTTGTGCCTTAACTCTGTCTTGCACGTCCAAGTCCAATGCGTCAAAGCGCGACAAGTCCTTAACGATCATGTCATACGGTGAGCCGTCAATGTTGCGCCAGATGCCGAATGACTTTACGCCATACACAACTCGCTTGCCATTGGGCAGTCGCCGGATCACAGCGTTCCCTGTCACGATCAAGTGCTTGGCAGCTTCGATAGCAACGGGGCGGTATTGGATCATGTCCAACTTCGACATAGCCAGCTTGCCAACCTGAATGCCACGTTCTTCGATGTCCGTTTTGGACTTGTCGATTGTGGCTTGGTCAACCTGCTTGGAAAGATCGAACTCGATTTGCGGCTTGATCGTGATCTTGAAGAACGGGCGATCATGCGGAAACATTGTGTTGATCAGTTTGTGCGCGAGGAAGTTAACCACGCGGGGACCAATCATCACGTTGGCATGTTCTTGTTCCGTGTTGCCTGCGTTATCTTGCGGGCAGATCGAGGGCACGGTGAGACGAGCATATTCTTTGGAGCGATCAATAAGGTCGCCCTTGCTCATATCCATCGCATCCCATACTGACCGGATATTCTTGTTGTCCTCATACTGGCCCGGCTGCGGTGCGATGAACTCCGACATTACAGCCCGCCTACGCTAGATGCACTGATGCCGCCAGCCTTCTGAGTTGACGTGACAGCTTTGCCAGTCGTTGCCGTGCCGACTTGTGCTGCCTTTTTCTTCGGGTCTTTCGTGCCAAGCACAAAGTTCGCATCGGCGTTCTGCGCCGTGCTATCCAGTGCGCCTGCATTCTTTGCCGCGAGTTCCTGCTCGGCTGCTCGTGCCGCAGTTTCTTGCCTAGCCTTGTTGGCCGAGACAACACCAGCAACAGCACTGGCTGCTCCGATGCCTGCAAAGATCAGTGGAAGTGCCTGTGGCATTTCGCATCCTTATAGGTTAAGATGCCAACCCACTTCCGTTGCCTCAAAGCCCAGCAGGGTCATTAAGCGTCGGTCACGCTCGGAGTTAACCTTTGCATGTGTGCTGGCATTGATTGCATCGACACCTTGCTCCCTTCCGTATTGGATGAAGCGCCGTATCATTTTCAGTCCCTCGTAGCCAACCGAGTAAAAGAACAAGGTGGCTAGGACGGTGTAATCCATGAATGGGTGCGGCATGACATGGCCGACCATGCATCCGAGTATCACGCCATTGCGGTCCTCAACAAACACTGATCCGTTATAGATACATTCATTGAGCATCGCAGCAGCCTTATCGGATGGACGCGGCACACCATACTGCTTGCTGAATGTTACCGCCAGATGCATGATGTATTCTGCGTCCTCGATTGTTGCTTGCCGGATCATCGCTTGAACCAGTCAAACCAGCGTTGACCTTCATCTACCGGATTGGCGGTGGGTTCGTTGGTTTCCTCGTTCGCAACAGCATCCGGCACAAGGTTTGTCACCAGTGCCCGCAGATCGCGCTTGCATTGTTCATAGCCCATGTCGAATGAGGTGCTATCACCCTTGAAGCGTTTGGGTGCGCTGAACATCATCAGGCGGTGAATGAATGCCTGCGATGCAGGGTTCATGGGGATTTTCGATGTCGTGAGGGCCATTAAGCAGTTCCTCTACTTCGTTTAGAGCCGCGAGCGTTTCAGCATCGAGAACTCCTTTGAGTGTCATCGGTATTGTCAATCCATGAGCAATGTATTCAGCCACAAGATCAACAGCATCCAATGCACTCATGGTTTGCATGGGCATATTGTTATCCTTCTGTATTGCAGCTTTACATGTTAACCGATCTGGCCTCATGCATTTCTGCCCGGTCGGCAAGGGAAACCACCCTTCCTATACTGGGAAACCGACCGGGGAGCCGCAATCAAGAAAAGAAATATGCACTGTCCGTAACACCTGACAGATCAAGCGTTCCGTATTCAGGTGGGTCTGGCAACTCGCAACCGCTGTTCAACTCTAGCTGCCGCTTGAACTCAAGCAGTGCATTGCGGTTCATATACAACACCAAGAACTCGCGCCGGATGACCCGATGCATAGCCTCGATGTAGCATGCGTGTGTGCCGTAGTCGTCGTGGATCATTGCGAATGAAGTGATGTCCTCGTCCAGCATGCCGTTGATTGACATGATCATGTGCGTTGCATCGCCGTGGTGGACGTAGTTAGGCGACGAACCATTCTGCATCTTGAGGCTGTCAATCTCACCAGTCGGCACATCAATGGCGATGCGTAGCCTGCCACTAAGGTATGTGGTGATAATCTCCGACTTCATCTTCTCGTTGATCTGCCGCACTGGGAAACCAAGCAGGCTGGTGTATTCAAGTGGCTGGCCTGAGCGGGCTACAATACCTGCACACTTGCGTATCCAAGCCATAGCTGCCCTTGCTGCAATAACTACATCGCCAATGCTCGTCCATAAGATAGGCGTAAGAAACAGTGCGTGTTTGAACGCTTCTGCTTTGGGGAAGAACCCCTGCCCATTCTCCAGATACCACTGCATCACGCTGTCGCATGCTGTTCGCTCCGTTGACCCATACGGTAGGGTCATCACTGGTTTCTTTGTCAGCGCCCTTGGCGCGCCTCCCAGCCCAAGCTGGTGGAACAGGGCAAGCCATCTGACTGCATACGGATTGTCGGGCATGGCTCTGAGTCGGTCAGACATGACATCGGCAACTCGTTGGTAAATGTCAGAAGGTTTCTGTGCCGGAACAAGATTGACTGCCGACCCTCCAACTCCATCTCGTAGCATTGCAGAGAAGTGTTGCAATCCATTACACGATCCATCCATACCGATCGGAAGGTGAGAGATAAAGGTAGCTGGATTTCGACATTGGCTTGCACCCCAATACTCATAACACCATGCGAGAAAACTGTAGGGGTCGTCAGCTTTACCCCAAATCTCGCGAGTTCCGATTGGGTCCACTGCACACTGCTTCCAAGTGTCACCGCACTCATCAATCCATTTGACCCGATCATCAAAGCTAACCTTGTCCTTGCCATATCTATTAGCACCGGCAACACGGAACCAATACCATCCCCTCTCTCCAAGTGGTTTTCCCTCAGCAAAGCGAAGAAGTGCTTTTGCAAGTTCTGTTCCTTGCGGTGATAGTCCACTTGTGGCGCAATACACTCGGCCACGGAAATCGCAGCGGTAAACATAGTGAAACTCCGTGTTCTCCATTTCACCCGCCATGCGAATGATCCGGCTTACGTTGACGATCTTAGCGCGGCGCTCTGCTTCGAGTTCATGCATGGTTCGCATTTCACCCTTCCACATATTGAACGCTTCCATTTCCGCGCTGGTTGGGTCGAGTGACGCAGGCTTGACACCATCGCCAAGCGGACATACAGGGAACTCATACGGGTCACTACGCGGGACACCCGTGCCGAGGTTCTTCTCCATCACTTGTCGCAGCACACGCAGCACCGCATCGTTGATGCCCCACTTGGTGTCCTGCAAAGCGTTGATGCCTCGATACACCTTGGGCATGTTTGCGTTGTTATACAGGTCCATCCAGCCTGTGTTGTTGGCCGTTGCCATTGGCGACTTGATGATCAGCGGCGTCATCTTACGCAGATGCGGTGTGATGTAGCCGCCCTCCTGTGCATTGGTCCACGGATCAGGTGGGATCAGCATGGGCATCCTATCGGGGAACATGATGCTCATTTCTGCCTCGAAATCCCGCATCCACATCAGGCACTTGTCGGTTGCGCGAATGAACGTGCCGCCACTGCGCTGCGATGCAATCGCATTAATCTCGAACAGGTCGCACACCTGCGATGCAATGTGGATCAACCGCTGGCCTAGCTTGTAACGCTGCGCTGTTGTCCAGCGATCTATCTGTTCCCCCTTCTGATTACGCAGTGAGCCTTCGATGCTCTTGCGCTTATACTCCCGCGAGAACGAATGCTTGCTGTCGATCTTGCGAACAATCTCCTCGAAGTATGTCCCATGCTCTGCGTGGAACTTCTGCATCATAATTTCGTCCTCAACTCGCGCACCAATACTCTGTGCCAATGCGGCAAGCGGTATGCGAGGATTGTGTAGTTCTGACAGGATGCCTTTGAGGGTAAGCATGGCCGTCATCTTCGATGGCAAAGCGCGCAGCATTTGCTTCTCGGAATTGTCATGCGAGTATTGCGTGACTTCGGTGAATGCTTCGATGCCCTCCGCAACCGCAAGCAAGTAATGCGATAGCATGCGGCGTTCGGCATGTGCCTCGTCACCACGTCCTTCTTCTCGTGCTTGGGTTTGTGCCGACATGAAGCGATCAACGCCTCTGCGCAGCATGTGATCTTCCCATTCGATTTGACGCATCACATCGCTTGGGTCACGGAGAGTATCTGTCATTTAGCACCTTTCTTTTTAGCGGCGTATCTGCGCTTTGCAGCAGCCTTGATTGCTGCAACCTTTTCTTCATTGGTCTTGTGGGTTGGGTGCAGGAACCGCGTTTGCGGTGTCTCATGCTTCTCCCAGTATGCAGCCAGTGCATGCAGGAACTCAACGGGTGTCTGTCGTTGCCCTGCCATCATCACACGGTTGTTGACCTGACCTTCAAAGCGGTTGCATGCCAGACACAACACGCCTCGAATAAACCCCGTCGCATGGTTATGATCTAAGCATCCCACGACCTTCGGCCCAAACTCTCTCTTGCACAGGGCGCACTTGTTGTCTTGCGCCTTTTGCAGTAAGGCTCTTGCCTGTGCAATCTGAGAAGTCTTTAGACGAACTGCTTCAACCAACGGATCACGTCTTTGGGATCATCGGTATGCCGCATCCACAGTGCAAGCATGTCGCCAAGCAGTGCATTCGTGGGTGTGACCTGCTGGTTGGTTTTCCAATGCCGGAACACATACCCGCCATGTCCAACGTCCTCGACGTTCTGGAACAGGGTCCGCACTTCGTTGAATGCGTCCTTGTTGTTGTCGATGTCCTTGAGAACATTGAACGCAGCTACAGCGCCGACCTTGCCTTGCTTTGCCCACTGCGAGTTGATACGCTGGATGGTGGGTTGAGCGGGATCATCTTTGAGCGCCCGCTTAAGCTGGACGTTCTGCCTATACAACTCGGGCTTGTTGATGCGTTCAACGTCACAGCCCGCCATCACAGGCAGGCCAGCAATGTTGTCAACCGTGTCGCCCATCAGGCACTGTGCCCAGAAGAACTTCGGTCCCCAACCTACCAGCTTCTTGCTGGACTTGGTGTCATCCAACCAGATGGTGCCGAACTCGTCGGGACGGACAAACACCAATTCATCGGTGTCCATATCCATGTGCCATCCCGGTGCCATGCGGAGGTCTTTATCCTTGCTGCAAATGATCACGTTGTCGATGTCATTCACAGCCGCCATCGTCATGCCGTCATCGGCCTCACGGATAAGATGCACCATGCCGTGTCCATACTGCCAAGCACCAGAGCCAATGGCATACCGGACTTGATCCAGATGCTCGGGCTTCTCGCGGTCTGCTCGGTTGGCTTGGTATTCCTTCTGGACAACTTGGTCCGCACGTCCACCCTTGGTGCTACCACTCGGAGTGATATGCAAAACGAACTTGCCTGCGCCTGCACGTTCCATGATCTCCATTGCGATGTCTTGGATTTGCTCCATCTTGTATTCGAGCGTTCGCAGCGGGCGTCGTCCCTCGGTTTCATCCTTGGTATCTGCTGCGATCTGATACGAGATAAAGTCGCCGTCGATGTGGGCAATCTTCGTGGCTACCCGTGGGCGGCCAACCTTTGCTTGAGGCGACAGGTTTGCACCTGTCACCCCAAACTGTGCCAGTGCGGCGTTGGTCATCAGAGGCCCAGACCTGCCAGAACGTCATCCGCGCTCTTGCTCTCGGTGGGCGTCGGAGCGGGCCTGTCAGCAGTCTTGGTTTCCGCCTTCACTTCCGGCGCGGGCTTGTCGGCTTGCTTCTCAGCGCCCGTGTCCGGGGCCGGATCGGCAGGCAGATCATCGAACATGCCACCCGACAATTCGTCGGCCAGAGCATCGCCGCCCGTCAACAGGCCCTCGACTGCGGACCCTTTGAAGTCCACGGCTTTCATGCACAGTTCTTGCAGCCAGTTCTTGCTGACTTCCGTCTCAACGCCATTCACCTTGGTCTTGCGAACGCCATCAATGAAGATGCTGTCCCACTGCTCTTTGCTCGGGGTATCCCACAGCAGCAGCATCAGCGATTGCGTGGGTTCCGGCACGGGCAGCATAACGGTTTCAACGGGTTCACCCTCGTCGTTATACTTCGTCACCATCGGCGGACCGATCTTCCAACCATTCGCGTCCTTCATGTTCGCGTAGGTTTTCTTTTTGTCGCCCTCACCAACAGTGTTGTGAACCACGTCGATCTTGAACGGTTCGCCAAGCATGTGCGCCATGTGGGTGATCCCGTCACGGCCAGCACGCATGCTCTCGAACAGCTTGTGGAAGCCTGCCTTGGAATTGGTGTAGACGGGCAGCGACTGCTGGATGCGGTTGAACGAGGTCTTTTCAACGCCGTCCACCTCAAAGGTCCGCATGTGCTTCTTCGAGTTCAGTTCAAAGAACACATAGCATTCCAGTGCCGGGTTCTTGGGCTTACCATCGAACTCCTGCGGTTGCTTGCCAACCTCCACATATCCGACGAAGCGGGCCATCGAGGGTCCAGCAGGCGGGGTTTCAAAGGTAATGCCTTCGGTGACTTTGGTATGGTCAACGGTCGTGGTCTTGGCTTGCGCCAACAATGCGTTCATGTTTGCTCCTAGTGCAGATGCTCGTTGAGTTCGAGCATGTTAAGGCCAGCCTCTGCCTCAGCAGGGAATGGCACGGGGCAGTCAATGTTGTAGAAGTGCTTCAAGTATTGAGGGATAGCCTGCATAACTTTCAGTGCCACTTCACCAACCTCTTTATACACGCTGATGTGGCAGTCGATCCACACGCAGTCATGCACCGTGTTCACAAGGAAGGCGCGGTCATTCCAGTTGTTCCGCTTGTAGAACGTGCGAAGCAGCATCCCAAGCACCAACTGAACCAACTCACCGCCCGTGCCTTGAACCGGGTAATTCTTCATCTCTGGCGGGCTAAACGTATCTGTGATCCCTTGCTTCGCCATGAATGCCGGTGCATCCCAAGAGCGGAACTTGTAGATCGTGCCAGTGGGTGCTTGATACTGCCCACGGCGATACATCTTCCAACCACGCTCACCGTCGCGGAACGGTTTAGCGGAGTGTTGCACATCGCGGGACACGCGGTCGTTGAACCGGGTGATGCCGGGATACATGATGTCCTCGTTCTCGATCAGTGCTTTCACATCGTCAATCGGCATGCCAGTTGCGAATGCGATTGCAGCAGCGCCAGCACCGTATGCCCGTTGGAACGAGAACTCCTTAACGCCTGTGCGTCGGTTCTTCCACGTCTTGAACTCCTCGGGGAATGCAGCCTTGAACTCGTCGGACTTGCACTTGTAGACTGCTTCCTCGTAACTGATGCCAAACTTAGCGGACACACGCTTGCAGTGGAAGTCGATCTTCGCATTGAGGTCTTTGACCAGTTGCGGATCAAGCGACAGCAGGCCCTGCACAACAACCTCAAGCTGGCTGTAGTCAATCTCCAGCATGCGGCCTTCTGCCCCAAACCTGCTAACGAACATCGCCTTGACTTCGGACTTATCGCCGCGAGGGATATTCTGCATGTTCGGGTTAGACGACGACAACCGGGTCGTGACTGTGCTGGTGTGGTTCAACGAGTGATGCACCATCAGACTGACGGGATCAACACAGGTGAGCATGCCCACATACTCTTTCTTCTTCTCGTGCCACCGTGCATAGTATGTGCCCAAGTCCTTCTCCAGCTTTGCCTGCATGGCAAAGTCTTTGAGGAATGGTATGTCGCGCACACCAAGTTCTTCGACGGTATCCTTGTCGGTGGAATACACGGGCTTGCCCATGCCATCAGTGAGCGCAGTTTTCCATTCTTCCTCTGGCTCGGTCATGCGAGGCAGTTCGTAAAAGAAGTCTTGATACTTGACCTTTAGCGGGCCTTCAACATCAACCGACTTAAACTTTCCTTCACCAGACTTCTTGCCACTTTGGAAGCGGTCTTGGTCGAGATTGGGATGACGCCAAGACCCATCAGGGAGTTCCACAAATCCCCTTTCAGGCAGCTTTGCGGGATCAACAGGCTTACCTCTAAATAGGGGCCATCGTGCAGTTGCTTTGAGTCGTGCAAGCTGTCCCGTGTTCGGATCAACATAAGTGTCTTGCTTTTCATACTTAATCGTGCCTCCAAACAGCAGGCAGGATACATGCGTCCCTGAACCCCAGTTGAACTTGACTTCCGCGGGGATGGTAGACACATGCTGTGCCAACCGTTCCTGTATCACGGCCAGTTCCGCCATACGCTTTGCCATGTCTTTCTTGGCACGGGCGATGTCGATCTTCAAGCCACGATATTCCATCTCAGTCGTTGCCATCAGGCCGTCCATGCGCCGCTCAATCGCGGTAAACATGTTCAGCTTGCGGGCTTGTTCTCTTGTCCCCTCGCAGATAAGGATTGTGTTACCAATGTCCCCACCGCGTCTGTGTTCCGCTTCGCTGCCAACCAAGTAGTCAAGCAACAAGTCCGGGTCAATCTCACTCGTCAATACACCGGCTTGCCACAGCGCCTTAACGCCGTCGATCTTCTTGGTGCCACCGTATTCCTCGATGATGTCGTCCATCGCACATATCTGGTATTTCTGGAGTTGCCCCTCCACCAGATACTTGGCATATTGCCCATCCCAAATCTTGCCGCCTCTGTTGATGAACGCCTTGATGACTTCATAGCCACCGGGCACCATCATTTCATACAGTAGGTCGAACTTGATGTTGAACCCATACAGCACATCGACATTATCGGGAATGATGATTGGCGTCACTTTGTCCTTGCTCTTGAAGTGATCCCAAGAGTTGCGGCCTTGGCCCTCGACTTGACGGCCACGCATGACGATGTAGTTGTCGGGCAGGAACGGGTTGGACTTGCGCTTGAACCCGTGATGCGTCTCTGTCTCGTTGTCGAAAGCCATGTATGCCATTAGCCGATTTCCCTTACTGTGATCATCGAACCGCTGGTGCGATAAGCAAACAGTCTTAAATTTCCGACCGTATACGCCACACCATCGGCATGCCCCTGACTATCAGGGAACTCGCGAGCAAACCTTAGTGCAATTTGCACTGCAATATGCACATCGGGTTCTTTGTAAACATCAACCTTGATCTTCAAGCGTCAGCCTCACTCTTATCGTCACGCCAGCATTGGAAAGTCGGTTGACGAAGTGCTTCATATCCGTCATCTGGCTTGTATTTGATGCAAGCCATGCGCGGATACTTGCCGTGGAGTGCTGCGGCTCGTTCAGCAGTGGTTTGCTTGCCGGGTCCGATGCCGATTGTTGCTCCGCGATACGCCGCCTCAAAGCGGCCGACGCCGCCAGCGAATTTGCCTGTGCCTTCGCTTGCAGAAACGATCCAAAGATCAATGGTAGGCTCCTTCACTACTTTCTGATAGTCCCAGTGGCGAGTGCCGGGTTTCCACACTGCGTCAGCAGCACGAATGATCCAGCCCTCTTGCTTGAGGCCTATCGGTGTGTTGTCCAGTGCATCTTGCAGGCTTTCTGCATCGGGATACAGCACCTGATGTATGGTGTGGAATGACGGCGGCATCTGGAAGTCATGCATGCACTCGTTCATCCTGTCGCCAAAGCCTCTGCCAGAGTTCTTCACATGCGGCATGAAGGCGTCATAGTCGAACAGGTTGAACACCAGACCTTCTTGGTGCGACTGTCGGCGGACAACGCCGCTGATGTCTTTGAACCCAGTCAGTGTCTCGTGCGTCACCTCGAACACGAAGTGGTATTGCCTACCAATCTGCAACACGTCTTGGTTGTATTGCACAAACCTGATGCCGTAGTTGATACAGGATAGTGCAGGCTCCCATTGCCGCGTCACCATGCTCACACGCCACTCTCCTGCATTGCATTCGATTGTCATATGGATAGGAACGCCGTCCAGCTTCTCGGAGAACCACGCCGGGAAACTCATCTTATCCAAGTCGAGGTGCTTGGCTAGTGCGATTGACTCGCCGCTCATTTGCGCTCCATCTTGCAGTAGAGGATTTTGCCATCGGCTTCTGCCTGCGCCTTCATCTTGCCGCATGCCTCATTGGCAAGGCGGGAGTTGGCATAGGTCTGCTGCGGCATCCACGTCGGGTTGTCTTTGGTCTTGGTATACACGGTAACTTGTCCCATCATGCCTCCTTGTGTGCAGTGGGTGGCGGATTGAACTGACACAACTGCTTGAGCAATGCATCAGGATCATCTGAGTTCTGCAATGCCAGTTCCATCAGGCACAGAAGGTTGAACACCTCGTGTGCAATGTGGGGCAGGCCACTTTCGTGGTCGCAGAACTCGATAGTCGGGGTGAACTGACCAGCAGCACCGATCAGTCGCTCTTGGTGATGACGCTCACCTGCACGGAAGTATCGGTCCTCTCCGTTGGGCACTTGCCGCCACGAATGTTCCTCATACTTTTGTGCGCCGTATTCCAAGGTAGCCTGCACAAGTCGCAATGACCGTGCGAAGCCCATGAAAAGCAGGTCGGGCTTTGCTTTGCCCGCGTCTGCCTTGAATTTCTGATCGCTCATGCCGTTTCCTTTCAACACGCGGAATTGTTGACGGTGCATCAACAGGAACGCTCATGATCTGCGTTCCGTCTGACAGCCGTAGAAAGTAGGCCATCATGCACTTGTCGTAATGCGCCGCAATGATACGCGTCATTTCGTCCCCATCAGTATCATGTCGGTGTGGTGATGCTCCTCAATGAACGCTGTATCACGATGTGACACAACGGCATCGCGGAACGTTGAGGCGTTGTCGAGTGCAGGAATTTCGATGCCAAGCATGCTCTTGTAATCCCTGACATCGCCAAACCGCAGCACTTCAAATGCCGGGCAGTCCTGCAAGAAGTAACGTGCATCCTTGCGGGCAGCAGGCACCGAGAACCATGTGCAGTAATAGCTTTCGGGCGATGCTCTGCTCTCGTTAAACAGTTCATTCGATGTGTGCAGCCAGTGCGTGAACGTCCTCGACGCATCTGCCCGCACTCTGTCGATCCACTCTTGCGGTGCCCTCGGATTGCGCTGCGGGCTTACGTCCTGCATGTAGCGCCACAAAGAGATCATCCGTTCGAGTGGGTTTCGCAGCGGGTAGACTGCGGTGTAAGTCCGTGCCACGCTGCTGTCACGCAGATGGTTGACCATGTTCCACTCGCCATGCCGATACGGTGCATACGCAAGCGGATAGGTGCCGAGCAATGCGGCCTTCAAAGCTGTGCTGCCGCTGCGTGGCGGCATGATCACAACCTTTTGCAGTTCAGGGATGACGATCATCCGTAGCACACACCTTGTTCTTCACGAAGGCGCTGGATAAGTTCGTCGGTATCGTGCGTAACACCTGTTGCGAACTGATACATAACGTCCCAACGCTCGGGATCATCCAGCAGAATGAAACCGGGTTTGCCACGTCCGATTGCGTATCCGAACTCTAGGTGCCCAGACTTACCAGCAGGGCACACAAGAACCACAGCAACAGAAAGATCAATCCATTTCTTGTCGAACTGGAATACGTGCTGCGCTGCGGGTCTTTTGAGTGCCTCGATGTAGGTGTGTCCTCGTGCTTTTTCATGATCTCTCCATGCGTCATCGGCGTGTTCACCAGCACATTGCCAATCATCGAACACACGCACGGGCAACGCAGCTTCAATGCTGTTTGCCAGTGCGACGATGTTCGGGTTACGCAGTGAGCCGATAAGATATACCAGCTTCTTGTCAGACATTCTCGTAGTTCCTCCACGGCATCAGGCCGTTGAAAGTGTAGATGGCCCGCTTTCCGTTGGCATACTGCACAACGAATGCATGCGACCACGACGAGGGGCCTTTGTTGTAGCCCATGTCAAGGTTGCCATAAACCCCGGTTGTGTATACGCCTTCGATTATGCCAGCACTGTGCGTGTGCGCCGTGCAAGCCTTACCGATTGCGCTCAGGTTCTTCGGTGATCCCCTGCTGCCATTCGGACCGAGGTGCCCATGCAGGCCAAACTCCACATCGTGAATGCGGAAACTCTCGTCCTCGTCAATCAGGTGGAACTGGCCGGGTCGTGCCCTTTGCAACGCATACAGGAACGGGTGCGGCTTTTCTCCGTGGTGGAGTTTGCCGATCACATACTGGTTCATTTCGAGCCAATACTTGACGTTCTTTGCGTCCCAGAATGCAACGGTGTTCCGCAGCCACCTGCTGATTGCAGTGTCGTGGTTGCTGACCACGACGTGCGACGTGGACCACGAACGCTCTGCATGATGTAACAGCATAGCCGCTGCATCGAACTCGCTCTCCACAGACTTCTGCGCCTCTTTTGACCAGAGGTAATGCGGGTCGTCTATGTTGTGGTGATTTCGCGGCGTGAAGTCAACCAGATCGTGAAAGAACTGATGCTTCGGTCGTAGTTGATCCACGACACCGCCAGCCATGAACACAGTGTCAAGCAAAGCATTGTTCGCCTTGCCGATGTGAATGTCGCCATGCACCATCGCTTCAACGGGCCAGCCATGTGATACTCCCTCTGGTGAATACCGAGTGGTCTTGTCATAGAACACGCCATAGGTATCTGCATTGATCTGTCGTGCCCACCAGCGGCCATCAGCATCAACCTCGACGATCACAGCACCGAACACATGGTGGAACTCTGCGATCTGCCCTGCTGCCTTCTGAATGTAGTTCCGTTGCGTCACGGTTCCGGTGGTATACATGAACTTACGATCATGCCCCTTCATCGTTGGCACGGACTTCATCCCCATCTTCACATGCGGAACGATACCGGATGCGTTGCGGGTGTATGACAGCAGGTTTGACAGTGGGTCAACCCGCGTCGGGATAATGTTCAGTTCTCCGCACCATACCAGATCGGGCGCAACCTGCACCGCTTGATCCGAGATATACGGGGTGATCCGTGGGTCATACCACATGCGGTCATCGTCGGTCCACTTCTTCGTGCCCGGCTTTGCAGAACCCTGCATCGCCTTGACATAGGTGATCCGCGCGATGTGCAGTTCCGCCTGTTTGTATTCAACGAACCGCATCAGCGACTGCCAGAACCTCTCGTGCAGCTTGGTGTTGTTCTGCGCTACTGTGAACACCAAGGTTGTTGCCTCGGTCCTCACGCGCCGTGCGACTGGCGATGAAAGTTCACCGCCAATCTCGTGATTATGTTCTTCATTCTGCATCTGCGTCTCCATCAACGGCTGATTGGTCGATGTCGGTGAACCTGACCCTTGCCGGGTCAAAGTTGACAGCAGCGCGAGGGTCAGATGGGTGTCCATCGCGCCTAAGTTTGTTCTTCGGGATTGTAACCCAACGGACTGCTGCCCAACCGGGGTCATCCTTTGAGCCAATCATGATCTGGAAGTCACAGGCACCTTGTTTGCCTGTCTTGCTGTCCTTGAGCATGTGCATTTGCGGGAACTGCATGTTCGCCCCATCCGCGCTGATCTGCGATGTCGCAATGCCAACGTGGCCCATACTCACAGCTAGTTCGCGTCCCCATTTATACATTTCTTCGAGGCGCTGGTCCGTCCGGCTCTCGTTGCCGAACCCGTGAATGTTGTCGATCATGTCATAGATGACCACATCAGCCTTGTTCTGCTCGATGATCTGTTCCACGGAATAGTTGTCCATCCCGTGAATGTCCTTTACCCGCAGCTTGTCGATGCGGCCCTGCAACTTGATGAACGGTTCTTTCAGCTTGCCTGCCTTACGCAACACAAGCATTTCCGTCATGGTCGCTCCTAGGGTAGCTTGCCAAAAGCGAGGTATGATACGCTTCCCCGGTCCCTCGTTATTGAGCCAGAGAACGTTTCTTCCTTCGGGCAGTTGCTGTGCAAGAAAGCTAACCTCGCTTGCGATAAACGAAGTCTTGCCTTTGTCAGGTCTGCCTGCAATGATGCCAAAGTCGCCGGGTCGTAGAGGACGCATGGAATTGTTTAGGCAGTCCAGCCGCCAACGTAAACCTTTGTCATCCGTTTCCTCGTCCAAGATGTCGTGGATGTCTGTGTCAATAAACAGCTTGTCATTGATCTGTGCATCGGCTTTGAACTGCCGTTGCAGGTCGTCCAACACCGCGTTGATATTGGGTAGATCGCCCGCGTCAAACTGCGTAAGTGCATGCCCCAGTTCAGTGGCAAGCCGCAGTTCGAGGATTTGACGCATGATAACGTCACGGTCAGCAGGTGCCACGTCTTTGGCAACACCAGCCAGAACCATTTCATACATCGTGCGCTTCTCGGGCGTTAGGGTATTGTGCCACACCCTGAACATCGGAATAAACGTGGCCATGTCAACGACATCATGTTCAGGAAACTTGTCGAAGTATTTCCTATAGTCGTCGAGGATGGCCCTCGTCTCTGCGTTCAGCGCGGCCTCTGGAATGCGTCCAAATACACGGCGAAAGTCTGCCTTGTTCTTGAGCATTCGCAGTATGGTCACGTCAACTGTCATGCTTCATGGTTTCCTCAATCACGCTCTTGATGTCCTCGCGCGAGACATACTTGGGATCACGCGCGTCCGTCGTTCGTGCATAACGGACTTTAGCCGGATATAAAGCCAGCGCCTTCTTGACCGCCTGCCTACCAGCCATCCCCGCACTATCTGGATCAAGCCAGATTACGATGTCGCGCTGTCGCATCGCTAGGGGCGCTAAGATGGTGGAGTTTATGGAGGTGCCAAGAATGGCGACTGCCTTATACCCGGCCTTGCCTACCTTGATTGCCGACAGCACATCTTCAACAATGACTAACGGGTCTTTACCCTGCACTGTGTATGCTGTCGTCTGTAGTTCTCCGAACAGCTTATACTTGGGCCGCTCACCAAAGACAGCCCTCGCAAGGACAGCCCGTGGATTGATCGGCACAAATACACGCCGTGTTTGTTCATGCCATCTGAAGCCATACACTGTGCTGGCTTCAGTTGGTGTCATGCCTGCCCGCAACACCCACAGTTGGGCTTCGGGTGGGACCGCAGCATCGTCAAGTCGTGTGCTTCCCTCAGGTATTTTTGTGATCCGTAAAGGAATGCGGTCAAGTGCGGTCCGTGCTTCAAGAGCATCAGCAAGGCTTCGCACTCCAAACGGTTCATACCCGGTATCGTCGCAGCGATAGCACTTAAAAGATATTCCTGATACTGACTTCCAAACGCTTGCACTAGCGTCCTTCCCGCAATGCTGGAACTTCCGCTTGCCGCCCGTTGGCAACGAGTTCGCCAAGTCCTGCCACGTCATTTGCATCCTCATACAGTTGGAACGACTGCGAGTCGAAGTATGCGTCATACTTCGCACCTTCGTAGAACACATGGCCCGGCCTCACGGTGATGCAGGGGTAATGGTAATGCAGCGTCTGTGCCAGCGTGAACATCGAGTCGTGAGCGATGGTCAACTCCGGGGTCAGCTTCGTATGCATCAACCGATGCACCGCTTTGCAGCGAATGCGCGCATCCAGAATGTCGTTCAGAAACTTCTGTGTCTTGGTCATCGTCATGATGATACCCTTTCATTTGAGGCAGCATAGTCCCGCACTGCGCTAAACACCTATGGTGTGTTTTCACATGCTACAAGGTTGGGGTGTGGCCGTGCTGCTATGTTGCCACAGATGAAAGGCGGGGCCGAGGCCCCACCAATCACATCAGATCACAGGCCAGCCAGCGGGTCATCCGCAACAGCCGGGTCCACCGTGGTGGCCGCAACCGGGGCGTCAACCTCGTCATCATCGTCGCCCTCGACAACGACGGACGTGTCCGCCGAATACGAGTTGCGGGTCGGTTTGCCGATCAGTTTCAGCTTGACGGCCTCGTTCAGATAGTTGCGGACGGTCGTGGTGGTCGGGATTTCCGAACCAGCGACAAAGCCCAGTTCGCCAGCCTTGGCGGCGCGGGTGGCAACGGCTTCGATCTGGCGAATGCTCAGGGACTTGAAGCCCGCCGCCGCACCAGCCTTGACCACATCCGCATACTTCTTCGCGTTGTCGAGCGTGGACGTTTCCAGCTTCTCGCGCAGGTTCTGGGGCAGGTCGGACAGGTCAGCGAAGTTGAACAGATTGGACATGTAGTTCTCCATATGGTAGAAGGTTAGGTGCGTTGTTGCACCGGGGATCGTGTCGTGGACACGGCATTCGGGTTGCACCAGATTGTGCAACCCTCAGCGATATTCACGGGCCGAGCAGTTTCGTGCCGTCAACCAGCGTCTTGCCTTTCAGCATCTGCGTTGCCTTGAACAGCAGTTGGCCTTGCGCTTGGTTCAGTCGCGGGCCAAGCACATCGCGGAGTGCATTGCGAAGATCATACAGCATCTGCGCTTCATAGCGTTCGATCTGCGTTCCACGGTCGGGTGCCGGGTTGTTCTTCACGATGAAGTAATGCCCGTGGAACTTCGACCATCCGGTATGGCCACGGACATTGCCAGTTTCCTTCCACGTTCCCATGCGCTTGACTTCGCCAGTCGCTTGGTAATACAGATCGGCATGCCGCCAGTTCATAGCCAGCAGGTGCCCCAAGATCAGGAACGTTTCCTGCTGCTCGATGAACGGCTTGATCTTGACATAGACTTCCGACCAGAACCTGCCATACTCGATGGCATACACAGGTTCGATCACGCCTTGATACGAACCTTCGCCCTTCTCGAACGGGATGCCAAGCGTGGTGAAGATGTCATCCAGCAGGCCACCACGCCATTGTGCATCAGCACAGAACAGCACATGCATGCCATTCGGGCTGCTGTAGTTGGTCACGCCATCAGCTTTCCGCATTCTTGTCCTCCAAGGTTTTAATGATGAAGTCCAGCAGGTCGCGACGCAGTTCCGCATAGTCGCCTTCCAGCCACCGATCATCACGATCCACCATATGATAGATGTGATTGGCCGGGGTTTCGTCGTCGGTCGAGGGCACAGGGTATGCAACATGCCCACTGTAGCGCGGCCACTGCTCAACGATGTCTTGCAGTTCTGCCTCAAACCCATGCTGCACGATCTTGGTGTCGGCCAAGAGGTCGAGATTGGAGCAGATGCCGCATGTGCCGTCGAACGTGGCGCAGCCCCAGTCACCGTCTTGCATCACGACGTGCACCCACAACCGCAGTTCGATTGCACACCGCAACAGTTCCAGTTCGATTGCGTTCATCACACACGCCCTCCGAACACAGGCCGGGTGCGGCCAAAGGTGGACGAGCGCAGTTGATCCCACACACGCCGAGGCCGATGCGGTTTCATCGGGGTGCCTTGCAGCTTGTGCGGCGCATCATAGGTGGCCGTGGTGACGATCTTTGCCACGCCCTTGTGGTCCTTCATCAGATACGAGGTCAACCGCATGTCAGTTGCTCCCCTTCTTGACGGGACGAGCGGGCAGCCACTTCGCTTTCTCGATGTCTACCGGAAACACCTCGGTCTGCAACCGCTTCCTTGCGATGGCCAAAGCCACGGCAATGTAGTTGCCCTCGTGCATGTTCTCGGTTTCGGCATTGGGTTTGCCATTGGCATCCGGGCCGTCGAGATAGATCGTCACCGTATCAGCGATGAACTTCTCAACGGGCTTGCCATTCTCACCCATCACACTGGACATGACGCCATGCCCAACCAAACCAACCTTGACTTTCATTGTGCGTTCTCCATTTGCTTATGCACATCGACTTGCACTCGGATGACATACCCGAGCATCTCACCGCGCTTGTAGTAAGCGCGCACTCTTGCAGTTACGCCCCGCTGTTGAGACATAACCGATGCCTTATACTCCGCAGTGTCCTTGGATATGTAAAGCATCGGTGTTCCGTCATCTTCTAGCAGCAGCCTGCCTATGTCAGCGGGGTCCGCCACTGGTGACAGGCCCCGCAATCTCGGCCCTGACATTGGCCTTGGGCATGCCCTCAGCGAAGTAGGGGTAGTCGTTGAAGCGCGGGCCATAGAACTTCTTGGCCTTCACATCGTCGGCGGGCAGGTCATGCCGAGCGCACAGCGCCGCAATCAGGCCCATCTTGATGGTGTTCCGCACCGACATATCCACACCGTTATGGTGGATGGTGACAATGCAGTAACCGTCTTGCTCAAGGCCGTCATAGTGTGGTGTGACCAGCACACGCAGGCTGGTCCTCGACTTGATCATCATGCAGACACGAAAGGCGTCGTCCCAGTTCAGCCACACGGCCGTCTTGAGCATTTCCGAGATAGCGATCATTGGCATGTTCCTTCTATTGCCAGTTGATACACAAAGATGATGCGTTGAACTCCCACCCCACAGACGGTGTTCAAAGCCGTCAGCGGGTCCAGTGGGCCGCATCATCCGTGAGAACCAACTGCCCACGAGAACTAAATCCCGTGGGCGTGGTGTTACATGAACAGTTCAGGTGCCAAGTGCGTCGGCCCTTTGTGTTCCTTGAAGTCAGACAGCGGACCAAGGATGCGCTTGACGCATGCATGGTGCTGCCCACAGTCGGCACGTTGCCAGTCCTGCCGTGCTTCTCCACTCACACGATCATATGTCAGCGCCATCTGGTTGCCGCATGTGCCGTTGGTGCAGATAGCGCGGTGTTGCGTGACCGTGCCTGTGTTCACTGCGGGGTAGCGCAAGCATCCCGCCTTCTCGTCCTTCGTCCACCCATCCATCAGCCAAGCAACTCCTGTGTTACAAAGATGTGCATATGCTCGTGGTTGTTCTCCGGCACTTGCACGTTGTTTGGGTATGCCTGCCATCCCGGTGATACCGTGACATACACACCATCAGGCTGTTCAGGCGATGTCGGACCAGCGATCCACAACACCTCAACCACCACGTCACCAAGGTCCATTGTGCAGGACTGCGGCGCAACTGTGTTGGTTTGTGCATTGTGGATACGCAGGTCATATCCATCTGCTGTCTGAACAGCGGCAACACTCGACATGCCAAAAAAGCATGCGGTAATCACATCGCCAATCATGCTGACAACTCCCTTTTGTGCTTGTCGAACATCGCAATCAACTGCCTTTGATCCGCAGCGTTCATGCGCTTAAACTGGTCAAACATCTGACCCGCTTTGTAGCTGATCGAGTGATCAGACCATTGCATGTCACGATCACTCCGCGCTGCGTCTGCTTCGATCGAAATCATTACCGACTGCCTCGACTGGTATCCGCCGCCAATCATGTGTTAGCCCTTTCCATTGCAGCGGCATAAGCACCGCCTGATTTGCCTTTCAGGCGCTGCCACCAGCGGCGGAACCATGTCCCCATTGGTGACGGCACATCGGTATGCACAACCTTGCGGCGTTTCACACTCACTTTGTTGTAGCCGAACAACCAGCGGCCAACGGTGAGGAACACAGCAAGGGCAAGCCCACCAGTGGCAGCGCCAGCCATGCCAGCAAGAGTTCCGTGGAACATCCATACCAGCAATCCCGTGAAGCCGATGTCGATCGGCGTTGCAAGCCCGAACATTGTCTTGGCCTTCATCACCCGCAGCGTGGTAACGACACAGGTGGCAGCGAGGATCAGGCCAAGCATCAACGTATCTCCACCACCTTGATGGACATGGAAACAGCGTGCATGGCATCACCAAGCAACACCATACCCGGACCATACCGCATCTGGACAGCGTGTGCCACAAGGTGTGCGTGGGTTATATCACCATGCTGTTGCAGCATATAGGTGCCATGCAGGAAACCGGGTGCCTGATACAGCACCTGATGCATGCGTCTCGGGTTGAGCCTTAAACTCAACAGCGTCTTAATCAAACCCATGTTATGCCCTTTCGTGGTTGCATAATAAGCAACCCGCTATCCCATGACGCAGCGAAGCGCCAAGTCTGCATGAGCAGTGCGGGTTGCCGTTATACAGCCTTAGTTGGCCGCGCCGACCAGCGTTGCCAGCGGCTTGCCTTCTGCCATGCCTTCCAGCACCAGCAGTTGCGCCTTGTTCACCTTGGACTTGTCGCCCATCGCCTTGATGTCCTCATGCGCCCGCTTGATGATCGAAGCGAGTTGTGCGGACCAGTTGTCAATCGGCTTGTAGGGCTTTTCGCCGCCATCGGCCAACTGCCACGGCGAAGCGATGCACTTGTCCACGTCGATGTCCTTGGTGTCGCGCACCGGAGAGGTGGCGCTGTGACCATAGGTCAGCGTCTTTTCCTTGTCGTTCCACACCATCGGTGCCAGCGTCTCGAACCACAGCCGCAAAGCATTGGCCCGCATCCCTGCACCCAAGGCAGCGCACAGGCCATTGGCCCGCTTGACAGCCGTGGGCTTGTCACCGTGCTGCTTCATATCCCGCAGGATCGAAACAGCGATCTTCTGCACGTCCTGCATGAGCGTGGCACTGCGCTTGCCGATGGCAGTGATGCCAGCGTCCATCGCAGCAGCGTTCATAGCATACGAGTAGGTCAGTTTCGTCATCTTGTGTCTCCATGTCACTGTGATGCAGCGTGACTGCTGCTGATGTAGAAGCGTGTGGCCTCTTGCACATCAGCAATAGTCAGTGGAGACTGTAGGGCTTACTTGCGGGTTGCCAGAAAGATGCTGCCAGCAATCAGCACTGCGCCAAGGATCAGGTGGCAGAGAAACACTGTCACCACCCATGACTTAGCGAAGATGAAAAGCAGCGCATAGAACACTGCATTGATAGCAACGCTTATCCACAGATAAGCAATCGCTTGCCGCTGTTCAGCGGTCTTAGGTGTCACGTCTTTCATTTGCGCTTCATAGTCCCTGTTTTGATAACCTTGAAATCAAGGCTATCCACAGACCGGAAACTGTTGCCAAGTGTCACCGTTGACCCAAGAGGATCATTGCCACCTTTCGGGAAGCGTTTTGCGATGTCACTGGACGTAGCACGGCGCATTGCCTTGCGTTGGCCCTTAGTCATGGTATCACCTTATATCGGTTGACTGTGCTAACCTCGTGTGAACAAGGGCAGCATGATCAACCGCATTACTAGCTTGCGCTATCTGTCCATCAGCATTGACCAGACCGTTAGGCTGTAGGTCGCAACCGTGCTAGGACATACACACAGCAAGTGTTTATGCGGTTTCGGCGTGCTGGCAGCATCCACGGATTACATGGTCATACACCAGTCAGGCACTATAAGGCGAACCTCTGTCAAAGGTTCAGGATAGGCGGGCAATTACCACCAGACCCTAAGAGCATGGAAACCAAACGTTACTAGGTCTTAACCCGCTGTCACGTCTTGTTTCGTTGTGTGATCTGTATGCCCTACGTCGTTTTGATTGTCAACTGCTATGCATGGAAAATATGCAAGGAATATCAATGCCTTGTGAGATACTTGAAAGAAAGAATGTAATGAAATCAATGGGTTAGAGTAACTCACAAAGAAAGTTATTTGTGTGTGTTATCAATGGTTTAGCTAGGGTCGCGTGTGCGTGTGTATGCATGCGCGGTTATGGATCACATCATGCGTGTGTGTAGTTATACTCACATGCGCGTATGTGTGTTACGCGGGCTTGCGCGTGTATGTGCTAGGCGCATGATGTGCGTGTGTGTTTATCCTTTGGATCAAGACAAGGATTTATCTAACAATATCAAAGACTTAGCATGTTAACTGATCTGGCCTCATGCATAACCCATTGAAATCATTGGATATTCGGTTATCCCTTCCTATACTGGGAACACGAGTGTGGCAGATTTATCACATGCTAAATGATAGTGCATGATCCGGTTGATACTGGCTTGCAAAGGTGATTGATAGGGCAGACAATCGCGCGCGTATGTATGTGCGAGTGCATGCGCCTATGCGTGTGAGCGCCTGTGTAGGCGCGTATGTGCATGTGCGTGATGTGCGTGTATGCGTATGTGCGCCCGTGTATGCGTGTGCGATTGCGCGTGTAGGCGTGTGTGTAGCGCGGGTGCCCGCATGGGGGAAACTCACGCGCGACTGTTTGATTGATACCCCCATACAAATTTTTATCAAAAATCCTTGCCGACCCTGAGTTCATACTGAGAGTTGACCTGAGTTGTAGCATGGAGTTTATACGCGGAGTTCATATGGCGAGTTCTCCCGCAACGCTCCGAGATTGCACCGGGCGAATGCAAGCCGGAAACCCTGCGGAATGCACCGATCCCGCCACGGAGCCAGCCGCCTGATAGGTAACACGGTCTGAGCGCGATGGTAGTGACGGCCCGCAGAGAACGCGCTCCACGGGCCGGAAATCGGGGTCAATCCGGCTTGTGCAGGATCAGCTTTTCCGACTGTTTGGCAGCATATTTCGTTGCCAAAGACAGCAGCAACTTGGATAGCCCCGGACCCACCCGCTTGGAGAGTTCCTCGGTGACTACCACAACGCCAGCACCAATGGTGGCATTCAGCAGACCCACCAATTCGGGGTCGGAAGTGAGCATAACAGCCCATTCCAGAGACACACCGGCATAAGTGACCAGTGCAAACGCTATGAAGCGCAGGATCAGAGCAGTGAAAACGTTCATGTGAACTCCTTGTTACACGGTATTGGTGAACAGGACGATGTTTCCATCACCCTTTGCATACACATCGCATGCAGACCCGAGAGGGCCGAAGTCAAACGGCTCAGGACATGCCAGCACGATACCCGGAGCACTGTTTGCGGGTGCAGTTGCACCATCAGGAACGATGCAAATCGTGGCAGTCTTGGAAGCCCTTGCGACCGCCCTCACCACGGCATCAGCAACAAGCTGATAATCCTCGGTGAGAGCAGTCTTAGCAGTCAGTGCGGCCATTAGACCACGGTGGCCGACTTGGCATCAGACCCGATCGAGTAACCTTGCTCGGTCAGTTGACGCAGTTGGATGGTCTTGGAACCCGTGGAACCACACGGCAACGTCTCGGTGCCAGCCGTCTTGCGCGTGATGTCGGTCCAAGTGACACCAGCATCCTTGGTCCACTGGAATTTCTTCAAGGTGAACCCATTGGTGGCGGGCAGAGCGGAAATCGTCAGGGTCAGCGCGTTCGCGGTGGCACTGTCGGCAATGCTCCAGTCAGCAACAACGAACGGAGGCGGGGCCTTCAACTCGACATACGGGGTGGTGGTGAACGAGCCGGGACCACGGAACATATACGTTCCAGCGGGGAAGAACTCTTGCCCTTTCAGGCGAACACCAGCATCCTCATTCACGGTGCCATTGGGGGCGATCTTCACAACACCAGCAACGCCGGTGATCTTGACATCGGTTGCGAACGTGCGGGCAACCCATGCATAGGTGGCGGTAACAGTAGCCATTGAACTTACCTCAGTGCGGCATAGAACACTGCCGCGATGTTTGCGATTGCAACGCCATTCTTGCGTTTATCGCCGTTGATAATGTCACGCGCCTCATACCAGTCATCTTTGGTATTCACGCCGTCGATGGTAGCAAGGCTCTCGTCTTTGCGGAACATGCCGCGCTTCATCCCGGTGAACAGGATGCACAACGCGATGGGCCACTCAAGCGCCTTATCGGGGTCTTTCACAAGGTCCACACCAACGATGGGCGAGAACTTCGCGTAGTTTTCCTCATGCGTGATCTGGCACAAGCCACGACCATAATACGACTTGCCAGTCTTGGGGGAAACCTTGGCGTAGTTCCAAGTGATAATCCCCTTGGCATAGATCGCAGCAACTGCGCGTTGTGCTGCCGCATCGGTATAGGACGGGCCATACCTGACTGCGCCCTCACGAATGGGCTGCATCCACCCGGCTGTTTCGTGCCAGACAGTTGCAAGGACGTAAGCAAGCTGTTCGCGTGTCACGCCTTGGCGATTGCCGTAATCCACGATCTTCTGTATCCCATCCAGTGCGCCTGCCTTGAACGGCTCTCGCATCAGGTGCTTGAACTCGGGGAAGTCGAACTGCATGTTACTTCCGATTGCCAACGCCTGCATGATCTTGCCGAGCGGCCCGTTCAGCAGCAGTTTCAGCATCGCCATTTTTGAAGTCAGTGCTTGCGTTGTCCGCGAGGGCACGATCTTGTCGGTCATATTGGCGCTCCATGTTTGCGGATTTCAGTTTGGCTTGCACTTCCATGCGGGAATGACCCCATTCAGCGCCAGCGCGAAGGGTGGCCATAAACACGGCCATCTTGTTGGGGTCGCCATTCAGGCGGCCAGCAGTGCGGGCGATTTCACGGCGAAGGCCGGACGAAATGCCATAAATGTCACGCGGCCATACGGGGGCGGTCAGGGTGGTGGCTTTTTCAGCCGGGGCTTCGACGGGGTTTTGCTGGTCAGTCATTAGAACTTCCTGTGCATTCTGGAGAGTATACTCTTGCCTCCAAGGGATTGGACATAGCCGGGCCACGGTCGTCCGTCGCCAAGCGGGTTCTTCATCATCGCGTGGTATTTATTGCGTTTCGCTTGCAATGCCACTTTGTCCTCGTCCTGTTTCAGTGCCTCGACCCACGGACGGCATGCACCCGCAAGGGCATCAAGTCGGTCATCGTGGCGGAGTGCGCCTTTGTCACGCGTGATGCGCGACATCTGGTAGAACAGGGAGAAGCTGCTGCGGTCTTGCACGGGATATTGCAGGCACAGCCGTTGATCTTCTTCGATCAGGGATATGTCCATAACCAACCTGCTGGAACCAATCAGGGGTTCAATCAAGTCGATGATACGCAGTTCTTTCTGGCCGCTTTCCCATACGTCCTCAATGGTAGCAAGATGCTCCTTGAGTAGATACGGTTGCCAGATACTGCCGAATGCACCATTGCCGAAGTTCTTTTCGACGCCGATACGGTTTGGCTTGAGCCGCTTTGCTATAGCAGTGAGTGCCAAGAATGCTTCCTTGGAAACACCACCGGGAACGCTGCCGCAGCCCACCACATACACCTTGCCAGCCATCATGCGGGTTACGGCCCATGCAGTTTCGTCACCATTCTGCCCACCACCAGCAGGGTCCACATGCATATACGACCCTTGGAATGCACCGAACTCTTGCCCGAAACTATGGACACGATACAGCGGCGCTTCGATGGGGAAGTCTGCGGGTGTGGAAATGCGGCATTCGGGAGACTGAATGAAGTTGAGTTCGATTGGCGCGGATTTCTCCGGTATGTGCATGAACAGGATTTGGCTCACTTTGAGCGGGAACCTGTCCTCGTCTGCCAATCTGGTATCCAACATGTGTTGCAGTTGGAAGTAGGCTTTGCCCTGTGCCATTTCCTTCTTGCGAAGGGTCTGCTCGGACATCAGGATCGGGTCAGTCGGATGGCCCCTGTCGCCAAGCATGCCGCCGCCGCTACGCAAAGCCGGATTGGCTTTCATTGCGTCACGAATGAACGGTGCGAGGAACGCGCCATAGTTGGGTTCTTCCTTGAGTGTGGGGAAACGCCCCGGCCAGATACGAATATCGAAGCCCTTGGATACCAAGGAGTTATACACGCTGTCGATGCTCTGCGGAGTGCCAAGGTAGATGATGTCACCAGTGGCGCAGATGGACGAGAAGTCCAGTGTAAGGTGTTTCAGTCGCGCTCTCATAGTCTCGGTTTGCGAGTTCTTCGATGACTCGATGTCGTCCGCAATCAAGATGTCGGCGCGCTTGCCCTGCATGTTCGATGTGATACCCACGCTGGCAATGCTCGGGGATTTCTCCGGCCCCTTCAACTGCCAATGCACGTCATATGCTTCGATGCTCGATCTGTCACCATGTGACGGGTCTGCCCGTAGGCATTCCAGTTCAGGCATGTTGTCGATGATTTGGATCACCCAGTTCGATATTTCCGATGCCATGTCGCCGCCTGCCGATACGATCAGCACACGAGTTGATGGGTTGTGGATCAACCGCCACACAGCGTAGATGCCAGTGATGGTGGTCTTTGCCTGACCACGTTGCGCTTGGATCATCCGGTAGGTTGGACCGAATTGAAGATACAGCGCGATGTCGAGTTGAAGCGGTGAGCAATCAAACCCGAGGATCGAGGTCATCACGTCATACAGGAATGGGCGGAACTCCTCGTATTCCTCTTGCAAGGATCGAAGTGCCGCCCATCTTTCTTCTTGGTTCATCCGCCGTTACCTACAGCGGGAAATGCAAGCAGGTTGTCCAGATTGGGACGCTGCCGTTTGCGTTCTTCCAGTGCGCGCTGTTGTGCGGACACTTCTTCGATCTTCTCACGCTCGAACATGATCTCGTTGTCCTTGAGGAACTTCGTGATAGCGGACATCATAGCCGGGGATGGCATAGCGCCTTGTTCGATGAATGAGTTCAGCACCTCGTCCGTAACGGTGTCTTTGTCAAGGTTGCCCTCGACCATGCCATCCATTACGTCCATCATCTTGTTGTGCTTCTCAATGATCTTGAGGAACATGTCTGCCACGCGCTCGTGCAGCAGAAACATGCGAGACTGCGTTGCAGCTTTTTGAT